GACCTTGCGTGGACAACCAAGCCAACAGGAGTTTACTAATCTTCGTATTGTCCATACACTTTCTTTAGGTCTGCAATGTGTTGCGACCACTCTCTCGGATTGCAAGAACAAGGGATGTAATACTTGTGTTGGAATACTCTTGAGTGTATTCTACTCAATGGCTCTTGGTACATCTCTTTGACCTCTCTACCATTGAAGTCATTAAAGAACTGATTGAGGGTCGTGTACTCTCCCTCTTCCAGACATAAAGGTTGGGTTCTTCTTGGGAACAACTTGTTGAGCTTCTCCTTACGAGCCGAACACCCACAATCAATTCCTGTAAGTTCCGCAAAGGTGTCTACAACTTTCTTAATGCCTGTAGCCTTTGTGATTTTTTCAATGTCATCACCTAACCCTTTAGATGCGGTCACTTTCGTTGTTTTGGTAGTCTTCGTAGTCTTCACCGATTTTTTCTTTGACATACTCCTTTCCTTTTTTTAATGTATCAAATATGCTGAACAGACTGATGCCTGTTTCCTTTTCTATATCCCTCATAGACATATCAGTCTTGTGGTATACCTCAAACATCTTTTGGTCGTACCAATGCATCTCTTGGATGACATCCCAAACTTTGTCTACGATTTTCTCAAAGCCCTCCGCTTGAACAATGTCAAACAAGTCCTCTGCTTCATCGTACTCAACCATATCACCTACATATACAATGTGGTCTTTCTTCTTTTGGAACTGCCTTACCATATTGCGGAGGGTTACCCATACAAAGAGCTTGTTGGGTTGACCCTTGTACATAATACGCTCTGGGTCGCTTACATACTTGTTCAGGCGTATGTACATCTCTTGGACAATATCTTCAGCGTAGTTACCTGCGCCAAAGCTGTGTGCCATCTTTAGCCACTCCTTATGGTAATTAGCAAGTAAGTGTAGGACAGTCATTACTCTTCGGTTGCCCAAGTAATTACTAAAGCAAAAACCCCGAAGCACAACTGCAAAGAGTGGTACTTGGGGTTCTCAAAATCATCATCCATTGTTGAGTTCCAATAGTTGATGCCAACCAAAAAACCTGCGAGAGGTGCTATATCAAGTGCAAAGTTCATATTTCTTAAGGCGATTTACTTCTTCCTCTGTAATATACAATTTATTACGAGTTTCCAACAACTCTTCCCTAACATTTTGTAAACGCTCTAAAAGTTTTGCATTTTCCTTGCGGAGTGTGTACTCTGGACTCTCCAACTCATCGGTGCGTATCTTGTTGATTATCTCTGCACTTTGATTGTAGTAGTGTAGGTATTGTCTATCATACTTGATGTTTATCTCGTGTTGCTTCCAAGCATGGATGACCGTTGCGTGGTTCTTGTCCATCACCCTCGCTATCTGCAAGGTGTTGTATATCTCACGAGCTGCAACCATAAAGGCAAATCTTGCCATCACATTTCTATGTTCTCTGTTCTTTGCGATCTTATTAAATATGACATAGTTGTCATATTCTTCCTGTAGGGTTAATTCGTTTGCTATCATTTAAGGTGTTCGTTAAGGTTATCAAATTTGTCTTCGTATGTTTTAATCTTCTTGGTGAGTTGGCGTATCGTTAGCTTCAAGTCCGAGTTCTTGGCTTCGGCAGCCCACACCATATTCTGCACATCCTCTACCATATCAATAGCACTCGTTATAGCACCGTAGATAGATATGAGGTCAAGGAAGATGTCCATCTCATAATCATTGTTCGGGTCTTGTGGCTTCAATGCATTGGCTATCTGCATCAAGTCACTATTCTTTTGTCGTAGCCAGAGGAGGGCAATACTTTTACTTCCTCCTTTTACCCATCTGTAGTCTTCTTCCATCTTCACAATATACTAAAAAGGTAAGTCACTTTGTTTCTTTTCTTTCTTGGCAATTAGATTCTCTCCGTGAATCTCAAAGCCTACATTATCAGGCAAACTGCGGAATCTAACAGGGTCATCAATAGGTGTAGGTCTACCACCTGTCTCCACCTCTTTGACCTTTCTTATATGTATTTGGTTGTACATCCATTCCGTAGGGTGGGAAACCATCCTGTGTATGACAACCATATCATCGGCTCTATTTTGAAATTTACCGCCGCCTTCAATATCCGCTCCGCTTGGTGGCATAGGGTGACCTGCATACTCGTGACCTTGTGCGTATTTCATTCGCAACGCTTGGGTGACAGCGTGAGCGTTTAGCCATATGCTTACATCGTGTTGCTTTGCCCAATTTCTAAAGTGCGTAGCCACCTCGTAGTCGTACTCGTGACCACCAAGTGTTTTGAACATCTCCTTGTCCTTTACTAAAGAGTTGTATGGATCAATCAAGAAACCATCAAAGCCTTCTTCGTGGTAGATGTCGGTAGCCTCTTCAATCAAGTCTTTGTAGGTGTACATCTTCTTGTCGGTGTCTATGATAATGAAGTACCTCTGGATGAGGTCTTGAGCCATATAGAACTCATCTTCTTCTATCTTATTGATAGGCTTACCCAAGAAGAACTCGGAGAGTTTTTTGACAATAGATACAGGTGTGTTCTCGGAACTGAAGACCAACCATTTGATGTCGTTTCTTACAGCTTGTAGAAACATTAGGTACAAGGTTACAGATGTCTTACCAACATTTGCGTGACCAAGTATCACATTGAAGTTGCCTCGCTTGAATCTAAAGTATTGGTCAAGATTCCATTGACCGAACTTGAGTCCTTCCTTTACCTTTCCATTTCGGACATCATCAAGTTTGCCGAACACTTCGGCATAGGATATTTTTGACATAGAGTGTTTAAGTTAAAAAGGGAGGAGCAATGCTCCCCCCTAATGTAAGAATCTTTTTAGAATGGCATATCGTTTGTAACGACTTCTTCTTGCCTTCCTGCGAAGTGTTGTGATTGAGATGCCTGAAGCTCCGCTTTCTTCATCACCCAATCAGCAAAGGTCTGTGCATTCGCAATAACTTGTTGAGGCGTACCCCCCAACTCGGCTGCTGCTTTCAACGCAGTTTGTCTAATGATACTCTCATCTTTTGATGTAGTTCCAGAAGACTGCTTAACACTCGTTGTTGCGTATTGTGGATTAACAGGCTTGACCGTGTAGTAGGTCTTGCCGTTGTATTCTCTTGGAATGTAATCGTAAGTGGCTTCTTGACCGATTACAAACTTCGTTTGATCTTGAGACTTGGAGTTGTACTTACCATTATCTCCGTTCTCAAATGTTACATAGAACCCATATAGAGTTCCGTACTGACCCTCGTAGGGTTGACCTGCGGACTTAATGTCCTTGACAATAGATGTTTTAGTCATCGTTATATAATTTAGTTAATAGTTCAAAGTTAATAAAAATGTTTATTCCTCAAACATAGGATGTAGTCTTTCTGCTATCGCTTGAACTACATCTACGGTTACTGCATTGCCACATTGTTTGTAGCGTTGGGTGTTGCTCATCTCCTTGACCTCGCCATCGTAGATACCTTTAGAGGTGTGGTTGTCTGGGAATCCCTGTAGCCTCTCGCACTCTATAGGGGTTAGTCTACGGATGCGGTAGCCATTAAACAAAGCAGAGTTGTTGTGGTGTGGTTCTACTAAACAAGGTGACTCATCTTTTACACTACGATTGTGTAAGTCCATCATCTTTGGCTCACCTTCCTTAAAAGCATTTGGATTCTGCTCAATAGTCTCATTCACTTTCTTATAAGTGTAATTAGGTTGCACTACTGCTTGTTCACATAAAGTATCAAGCGTTTGAGCGGTTTTTTTACCTACTCTCCCTCTTCTTGTGGTAGAATTAATAGCCGTAAGATTAATAGAGTCTCCTTCAGTTGCTATATCGTATCCTGTAGAGGTGGCTGACT